GGGTTGTTCGAATTCTATGTGGACGACAGCGTTTATTCGTCGAACCAGACGTTCAAAATCACGATTACGAAAGAAGGTTTTACTTCGTCCACGATTGATAACATATCCATTTTCCCGGGTTCCTTGACATCGCTGATCAGTCGGCCGACTTATTCGGACGATTATCCAAGACTTGTCTGCAATAACGGCTTTGTGACGGAACTCGCACCGGCTAACGGGTCAATCAGGATATATGCGGACCATTGCGTTGTCTCGGCGTATAGCGGAACCCCGCCTTATACATACTACATGAGAAAGGCGTACGGGGACTATGGTTCCGGTTCGACGACCGCAAGTGACGTTTATTTGAGTTATGATAATCCAGCCCCGGGAATCGAAACGTTTTATGTAAAGATTACGGATGCGGCAAACAGGTCTGCTGTGTGTCAACTCTATTTGACGATTCAAGACAATCAGGGATTCGGAAACGTATGAGGTATTTAAATGGCGAAGAGAAAAAAAGCGTTACCTAAACTCCCGCATTTCTGGAATGAGAATGTAGAACAGCATCTATGTTCGCTTCTCTATGAGCAGTATGATGCAGCGAAAAGGTATCAGTCGCAGGACGATGCTGAATTTGAGAGCATTGTTGACCTTTTGGAATGCAAGCGGACGGAAAAAGACTATGAATGGATGAGCGATGTATTCCTTCCGGAGTATCCGGCGATTCACCTTACGGAAGCGTCGCAATGGGCCAATCAGTATTTTTCGACTCGGGACTTCGTTGACGTGTATCTCGAAGGTTCCGATCCGATGTCGAAGATAAAAGCGCAGGTTGCGAAAAAACTGCTGAACGCGACGTTGAACAACAGAGGGATTTACCATTACCAGAAATATATGCGGGCAAGGAGCATAAATTCTCTTCGCGGATGTGTTTACGCCGTATGCAATTGGGAGAGGCAGAACAAGAAAATCCTCGTCGGTTACAAGGAGCAGATGGTTGAGGTTGGATCGAGCGATATGGGCCAGCCGCTCTATGAGCGCCAGATGGCTCCTCAGTTTCAGGAAATCCCCGTGTTGGATCGCTTCAATTATGAAATCATTGACCCGAGGAATGTGTTCACGGACAACAAGTATTGCTATTCGATCCAAGAGAAAGAGTGGATTATTATCCGTTCTGAAATGACCTATGATGAACTGAAGGCGAACAAAGAGAGGAATGGTTATTTCAATCTTGATCTGGTGAAACAACTCGTGGAGGAGGTGGATGACGACAACACAGAGACAAAAAGGGAAACATATGGCAAAGATAGTGGCAACAAACTTGCTAAATCACAGATTACGTATTTTGATGTTCTTGAGAAATTCGGAAAATTATGGGCTGTCGTTACCGCACGGGACGATGACGGATTTCCTGTCGAATGTCAACCAGGGTATGACGAGTTTGGATATGTCCTTGACGAAGCTGAACTGATCGAAGGGATCATGACGGTGGCGATGCCTCGCGGGCAGAAGATACTGATTCGGTTGCAGCCGACGCCTTTCAGGGACGGAATGAACCGCCCTTACCGTCCGATTGTCAGAGGGCTGTGCTATGTGCATCCGACGAAGGATGTCGGAATGTCTTCCGGAAAGTATTCCAGAGAGCTTCAGGTGGCGATCAACGATACGATCAATATGTCGAATGACAGAGTGAAGTTGGCTACTTTCCCCACGCTGAAAGGAAGAAAGTATTCTTTAGAGGACAATGATCAGATATATTTCGAGCCGGAACACGTCATTCCGCTTGAGAATATAGACGATCTGGTTGAATTTGAGTTGAAAGATGACATTCATGGCGCAATGGCTCAGACTCAACTGTTCATCAACTCGCTTCAGCAGGTAGAGGCGATTTATCCGACGACAATGGGTGACATACCCGGCAGGGCGTCCACGACGGCGACGGCTATTCAGGGTGCTGATGTAAGAACAAACATGAGGTCGAATTACAAGGCACTTACTTTTGAATATACGTTTCTAATAGACTTTTACTGGATGATTTTGCAGATGACCTATCAGTTCATACACCCGATGACCGCCATGAAGATCATGGGGCCGGAAGCGAAGTATTTCGACCCCAACGCGGATTATACATACAAACCCATCACCAGCACGATAGAGGCGGAGTATAGCAAGGACAGGAAAATTCAGCGGTATGATCAGATCATGGGTCGGCTTGTGGCCTTGCAGGGTCATCCGCTTCTGCCTGCGGTGGTTGCTCATATCCTACAACAACAGCTTATGCTTCTGGGCGAGGAATATCGTGATACGACTGATCTTCTGTCGAAGTTTGCCAAGACGATGATCCCGCCGGAAGCGCCAGCCGGTCCTAATACAGGTGAAGGCAGACCTGAACCGGTATCCAACCAGAGTGGGATACCCATCGGTGAGGTTCAGGCGTATGCAAGACCGGGGCCGGGCATGAGAATAGCGGGGGGTGTATGAAAAAGTTGAGTTCAGATGAAGTTAGGGAGTTCGTAAGGACGTTCGGAAAGAGGGCCGAGAAGACGTTAAGCACTCTCGGTAAGGATTTGAACTTCATAACGGCTATCAATACTCCCGTAGGCGAGGAGCTTTTGAAGGATTTGGTGAGCGAATATCACAGGCTTCTTGATCGGGTGGCGAGCCTCGACTGCTCGGATGATGAAAAGGCAAGATACAAGGTTGTTCGTGACCTGATTGCAAGGTGGAGTCAGAAGATAGCCGAGTATGAGAACAGGGTTGATTTTGTCAAAGATAAAATTCAAGAAACAAGGAGGTAATTATGTCTGATGAAAGCATGAAGAATCTGCCCCCCGAATCGGGCACCGGCGATTCTCCCTTTCCTGAGGGCACGGAACAGAGGGACTCGGTTCAGGATACCGACGCCGACCTTGACCAGAAGGAACGCTCAAGGCTTGGCCGCAGGTTCAAGAGAATCGAGGAGGATTTCAATTCGGTCAAACAGACTATCTCGCGCTTGGAACAGCTTCTCGCTCAAAGGGAAGAACCGGTAAGAGGCTCCGGTTACGATCCCTTTATCACGCAGAAGCCTTTTTCTCCCCCTGCGGCGGATGATGGTCCGCCTGAATACATCACCACTCCGCAGGACTTGGAGAGATACAATGCGTGGAAACAGCGGCGTGAAATGGAAGCTCAACAGGCGTATGTTTCGGGGTATCTAAAGCGGATAGCTACCTTCGGAGCGACTGAACAGGATAAGGAACTCCACGCGGAGGTCGAGAGGGAACTGAAGACGAATGTCCACAAGTATCTCCGCCATACTGGAAATCCTTACCACGATGCGGACATCAATTACCGTATAGCCAAGGCGGAGGTCCTCGCTCAACGGTATGAGAATCTGAAGTCCAAACCGAATGTTAAGGGAGATAGGTCTATGCCCCCAACGGGGGTTACAGCGACTGCGGGCAGATCGGAACCTCCTCCCCCACCGAAAGTGGAACTGGACGAATATGCGAGGAAGTTTATTGATCGCATGGGCGCTTCAGTTGATGACGAGTGGGTTCAGGCTTCGTTGAAGAGGACGAAATGAACAGTCGTTACATCAGGATGCATAGGACCAAGCTGCCCCGCAGGCGGCGGTCAATGAAGGTTTTCGGTTCATTCGAGGATCATGGCCGGTATATCAAATGCTGGAATTGCGGATTTATCGTTGACACCAACCGGGTATCAACCGGAGATGGCTCAGGGATTGTGGTCCAAGATTTCGTATTTGAACCAGACCGGTATGTGACCAAGAGTGAATCGGGTTGGCACAATGTAGAGTGTAATTCTACGGGTTTGAGTAATATCATCACTTTAGACAAAGACAATTCGGCAGTGGCGGTTTTGCGGAACGGACCGGACGGAAACGCTGTTACTCGGTTCTATACTCCGAGGACAGCGGAGGCGAAATCCGGTTGTCCGTTCTGCGGAACGCGGAATCTGCCTTAGTAAAAAACAGGAGGTTTCCTATGGGTGGTTTTCAAGTAGCTTGGAATACTAACCCGAGACCGCTGATCTGGTGCTACGTGGATAATGCAGATCGGTCTTCTTACGAAACCCTCTATGAAGGACAGCTTGTCTATGCTGCGAGTGACGGGGTTGTGAATCTCGGACAGGCTTCTGGTGTAGCCGATACAAATGGAAAGAAAGTCCCGCTTGGTGTCGTTTGCGGCCAGAACCTGAAGGAGATGTTTTATAGTTCCACCTACAAGGGGTTCTATATTACAGCGGCTGATCCCCATGCTCCCACGCAGGAGTTCGTCCTCGTCGAGGGCCAGATTCCGAAAGGAGACAAATCTGCGGCGGTGCTCGTTGAGTTGATTGGTCCCCATACGATTCTCAAGGGGAGAATTTTTAACGGTTCATACGGAACGGCGATTACGGTTGGAACGGTAACTACCGGTTCTACGACCGGAGCAGGTTTTACCTGCGCGGGAGGTCTCAGTGATGCTACGACACCCGTAGCTGATCTTGGAACCGTTTATTGCCGCGAAGGTGCCAATAGGGGAATTTATCGCGTGACGACGGATACTTCGGCAACGGTAAAGACCGTCGGTCAATACTTCCCCTATGATATAGCCGTTGGAGACAAGTTTGTGAACGTTCAGATGCGGCCTATCGGCCAGTCCTATGTTCAGACGGATACCGAGGCGACGTTCTTTGATGCTTCCGCAAATCCGGCGACGAACTACTGGATCATTGACGTTGTCAAACTTGATCTTTCCATGGCTGGCGAAGAGTATGTTCTGTTCAGATTCAACGCAGATCATTTCTGCAAGGCGAGAGCGTAGGAGGTGAACTATGGGTAATCCTTTGACAAGTGCTCAGTTCGTCAGGCTACTCGATGATCGCCTCCGAAAGGTTTATGTGGACAGTTATCAGGAACTGCCGTCCATGATTGACCAGATTTTCGGGATGATCAAGTCTGACAAAGCATGGGAGGAATTCTACGGAGTAGGTGCGCTCGGCGACATTCCGGCCTTTACGGGGCAACTTGAGTATCTCAGTGTATCTCCTGAATACTACACCCGAATCGAGCCGAAAGAATACGCCGGTGCGATTCAGATTGAGAGAAAGCTCCTCGACGACGACCGTTATGATGTCATCAAAGGTCGGCAGAATGGGCTGATTGATTCCTACCGTAGGGTTCGTGAGAAAAAGGGCGCTGAATGCTTCGGTTATGCGTTCAGCGCTGCTTGGACTTATATGACCAATGAGGAGGGAGTGGCTCTCTGCTCCGATTCTCATGGGTCGAAATCCGGTGTTTCTACCGCTACCGGGTTCGACAATGCCGGGACTTCTGCACTTTCTAAAACCGCTCTTGCAGCCGCGAGGCTTGCCATGGTCGGTTTCAAGAATGACATTGGGCAGAGGATCGTCGTCGAACCGGATATGCTGATCGTGCCCGAGAATCTGGCCGATACGGCTTATGAGATCACCGGATACAGCCCGATCACTGGTGCATCATCCCAACTGGATTCCGAATCCGCGAATAACAAGATCAACGTCATGTATAAACGGATGAAAGTTCTCGTTTATCCGAGACTTGATGACTACGATACCAACAATTGGTTCCTCGTGGATTCGAAGCGGATGAAGGAATTCTTGCTCTGGGTTGACAGGATCGAGCCCGACATCGAAACCGAAACGGACTTCGAGACCAAGATGATCAAGCAGTCCATTTACGGTCGGTGGGGCTACGGCTGGACGAGCTGGAGATGGATCTACGGTTCGAATGTGTCTTAACTAACCGGGTATGGCAGGGCCAAGCACCAAAAGGCCCTGCCTCAACCCCAACCGGGTAAGGGGTGGTTTGATTCCACCCGGGCGTGCATGAGGTGTAAAGACGATAGGGCAGGCTTCCTGAAAAAGGAGAAAAAGTTATGGGATTGACGAATTTTCCTAATGGAGTGACGAGTTTCGGTATTCCCGTTATGGGTAGCGGTCCTGATCTACCGGCTACTTCGGGAAAGTATTTCTTCGTTAACAATTCTACCGGAGTGGACAGCCCGAGTTATGGGACGACGATTGAGAAGCCGTTTGCGACGATTGACTATGCTATCGGTAAATGCACAGCGAACGCTTCCGATGTGATTGTCGTTCTTCCGGGGCATAGCGAAACTTCCAGTGCGAACGGCACGGTTTTCGATGTCGCGGGGGTTCGGCTTGTCGGACTCGGAACAGGGAAGTTGCGGCCGACGATTATCGCCTCCGCGAACAACTCAATCGTTGTGAGTGCAAACAACGTCGAAATCAGTAACATTATGATCACGGCGTCCGCCAATGCAATTACGCCGATTATCAGGGTCACGGGTGGTCATTTGACGCTCAGCAGAGTTGACTATTTCCAGAATGCAACGGATTGCCTTACGAATGCGTTTCTTCTGACGGCGGCTGGAGCGAATAATATGACCATCAAAAACTGTTACCATGCGTGCGCCAATGCGTCCAATGCAAGCGGAACCGGCTGGATCATCCTCACGGCGGCTAACAATGCGAGGATTACGGATAATTTCATGTGGATTATTGGAGCGAACGCTGCCAACGGGAGCGTGATTCAGGGAACAGGTACGCTCTCTTCCCAAGTTCTGATTTCGAGAAACACGCTCGTTTCCGCCGGTGGGACGGCTGTAACGGGTGTGATCAGTATGGGTAACAACTCCACCGGTATTGCATCTTGGAATATCATTGGAGGCGGCAACAACGCCGCTGCAAGCGCGTTTACAGACAGTGCCAATCTAACGAAATACCAGAATTACTCAATCGCAATAAACGCTGGTGGAAATTCGGCTATTTTGCTACCGGCAGCTTAACAGTAAAAACCAAGGGAGGGAAGTTTCGGCTTCCCTCCCACAATCCATTTCCGGGGGGAAAAGATATGAAGAAGACGCTTTATACTCTGTGTGTAGACAACTATGCGCCGGAAATTACCGAAATCACATTTCCGTTACTCAAGCATTACGCGGATAAGATCAGGGCGGATTTCTATATCATCACGGAACGGAAATGGCCCGACTGGCCGCCTGTTTATGAAAAAATGCAGATTTATGAACTGAGCCAAGAACACAAGAACGATTGGAACATTTACATAGACGCGGATGCCATGATCCACCCCGATATGTTTGATGTGACGACTCAGGTTCCTAAGGATACGGTAGCTTTTAATGGCAAGGATTTTGCGAATATCAGGTGGAAATATGACAAGTATTTCATGCGTGATGGCAGGAATATCGGGGCCTGCAACTGGTTTGCCATCGCAAGCGACTGGTGCGTGGATTTATGGCATCCGCTTGATATACCTTTCGAAGAAGCCGTCGATAATATCTATGCTACCGTAAATGAGATCAATACCGTCGTCGTCAAGGAGCACCTGATTGATGATTACACGCTTTCACGGAACATTGCGCGGTATGGATTGAAACACATGGAATTGAGGTCGATTTATACAGCCCTCGGGACAAATGATTTTAGATTTGTATGGCATCAATATACGTGGCCGGTGGAGCAGAAAGTGGTGGAAATGAGAAAAGTTCTGCAACATTGGGACATTCATGGGACAACGAAATTCTATGATATGCACATCAGGAGGTTCCAATGAGACCGCTGGCCGACATGGATACGATTCAGATTGAAGTGACGAATGCCTGTATTTACAGTTGTTCCAACTGCACGAGGTTCTGTGGGCACTATCGGAAACCTTACATGATGAGTGTCGAGCAGTTCAAGGAAGCTGTTGATTCTCTGGTGGATTTCCCACACATGGTCGGGGTTATGGGCGGGGAACCCCTGCTTCATCCGAAGTTTGAGGAGCTATGCGGCTATATATCTTCTCGCATCCCCCCGGAGAGGACGGGCCTTTGGACTTCGCTTCCCGACGGATACGAGGATTATCGCGAGGTAATCGTCAGGACTTTCGGGAACATATTCATCAACGATCACAAGCGTGATGATATATACCATTGGCCCGTCCTCGTGGGGGCGGAAGAGGTTTGCCCGGACAGAGATTATATGTGGTATCTGATTCACCATTGTTGGTTGCAGAACAGTTGGTCTGCATCCATCAACCCGAACGGAGCGTGGTTCTGCGAGATAGCGGGTGCTATGTCCATCCTGTTCGACCGTAAGGCAACGGCGTGGAAAGTCGAGAAAGGGTGGTGGAAGAGGACTCCCCGGGATTACAATGAGCAGATGGACGAATTCTGTCGTTACTGCGGATGCGCCATGCCCCTCCCGAAACGGCGGTCTGTTGATCAAATAGACGACATTTCCCCGGAGAACCTGCTCCGTATTCGGGATACATCTCCGAAAATAAAGAAGGGCCTGTATCAAGTCTATACCGGCGGACTGTGCATGGACGACACGCCGATGGCCGCTTACAAGGACATGAACTTCAGGCAGGCTGCCGCGAGAAGATATGGAATGTTTCTTTCGTTGAACGAAAAGGGTTTCTGCACGCCCTTTTTGTATAAAAACTGGGAAAGGAGTGTTGTAAATGGATGATATCAAGTTTTTCTCTGAAGTGGACATGACGAAGGTGGGGGATAAGAAGATCATCGGTTCGAAGTATCCTTCTTGGTATTTCGATTACATTCTCGAAGATCTTGAAGATTCCATCCGCATGGACGAACGTGCTCTCGAAAACAGGTCTCTGACTTCGAGGGATAAGATGATCATTCACGAACGTCTGAAAAGGAATGCAGAGAAGCGGGAAGCGATTCTTGAGGGCAAGCCGAAACTAAGCGTCCAAGATGAAAACCGGCTCAAGAAAACGATGGAGAGTATCGGGAAAAAGATTACTCAGAAAATGTTCACACGGTCGCAGATGATGAAAGGTCTTGCAAGCCCGAACGAGGAATATAAACGGGCTGTCATCCCGAATATCGAACTGGACGAGGATGAAATGAAACTTGCCAAGGCATGCAATATCCGCGTGCATGACGGCAAGGTGAGCAGGACGAGGGCCGAAGAAATGTGGAAAATTTGCAGGAAATACTTCGGCGAACCGAGCAATAGTGAATGGCTGAGAAAAGATTGATAAAGGAGGTTTTATGGCTAAGTGGATTCAGAAGGCGATCAAGAGACCGGGAGCGTTCAAGGCAAAAGCGAAGGCCGCTGGGATGAGTGTTAGTGAGTATGCTACGGCTGTGACAAGAAAAGGAAGTAAGGCGTCAGCGAGGACGAAAAGGCAGGCCAATCTTGCAAAAACATTGAAGAAACTCAGTAGAAGGAAGAAAAGATAATGGATGGAGCGTCCCTGAAATATCAATTGCGTCAGATTCTCGCGGAATCCTATACGTCTTCTTGGATAGACGATAGGACTTCGTATGATTATCTCTGGCAGGCTGCGACGTCGTTTTGTCGTGAGACGTGGTGTCTGACCGCTAATCAGACGATCACCACAGCGGCAAATACATCGGCCTATGACCTGAATGCGGATTTCCTGTGTTTGTATCTGCAGAACGACCGGAACGAGTATGTCATCAAATACGGCTCGGGGAACAATGCGATTTACTGGCCGACTTACAGGGAGTATGCCGCTCAGGTCTATGCGAACAATACGAACGCCGCTTCGATCCCCGATACTTTTACCATACGGGACAAAAGAACCGCTGAAACAGTTCTGACCGGTAACTGCACGGCGAACAGTGCGGTATCCTTTGGGGAAGCAAGCTTGGAAGACAATTCTTCCAATCAGTTTGGAAATGTTTCCGTGGGGGATACGGTCTATAACCTGACGAGCAATGATACCGGAGTAGTCGTAGCGACGAGCAGTAACAGCACAGTTATTACTGCAATGTTCGACAGCGCAAACGGGGCAAGCGGGAGTTGGGCGGTGAATGATGCTTACTATATAGCTCCACAACCGAGGAAGCAGCTTATCATCGATCCGCCCTCGCTGACGGCAGGGCATACGATTACCGTCGAATATGTCCAGCGCCCCGATCCTGTGTATTCAATGCGGAGATCATACCGGATACCGGATATTTATATGTCGGCGATCGTTAAGTATGCCGCATGGCTGTATAAATACCGCGACCAGCAGCCAGCATTCGGGGACGCTCTATACAAACTGTGGGAACTCGAATTGCGCAGGGCGAAAGGCATGGAACTAAAGCAGGACCGTTTCAGATTCCGAGTTAATTTCACTAAACGGTCGTATCGTGACAGGAGTTATCGCTGATGGCAGACAATCAGAACCTGAAACATAGCTTCTTCGATTGGCCGCTTACCGGCAGGCTGATCACTTCGGTCGATCCTCTTCTTCTCAAGAAAGGTGATTTTCAGGTTTTGCAGAATATGAGATACACCGACCAGGGGATTACCGGTGTTTCGGGCATGACCAGATTGAACGCCAATAATGCGATTACTCCGAGCGTTGTTGTCGGTGGCTTTCATTTCGAGAAGGATTATCCGTCATATGAATCGAATATCCTTATCAACTGCGCCAATTCAACCGCCTCAAATGGGACTTATCAGTATGACGTCTTGCAGAATTCGAATGATTCGGACATTCCGGGAAGCGACAGATGGATGACGAGCATATTCAGTTCGAACCGGACGGCGAAGACTTATGCAAAGACGAAGTTCAATTTCAGCATGGCTCCGAATTCCGCCGTGGCGTTCTGCAACGGTGAAAAGAACTATATCTGGAAGGGGAACGAGTTCAGGGTATCCAGATTCTACGGGGAGCACTATTCCGATGGTGTAATTCTCTATGATGATCCGACAGACAGAATAAACAATTCAATTAACGATTCTCAGAACAGATACCGTCTGATCTCCAATGAGGAATCAAGCGGGATTTCTCCCAATTATACGAAATTGCTTCTGAATTTTAACAATAATCTTACCGATGAATCTGGTAATTCACATACGGTTTTGAACAATAGTTGCACATTCAGCAGTTCCGTAAAGAAGTTCGGAACGCACTCCATCAGGGCGGCGTGGCCATCGGCCTATCTTTATATGTCGGATCATGCCGATTTCGATTTCTCTGACGGTTTACCGTTTACCATAGATGCGTGGGTATATGTCCCGAAGAACTGGTATTCATCTGTCTATGATGCCTATTATTACCTCTACAGACATGAGACAGATTACAATAACGGGATGTATATTATGATTTATCAGCCGTCATGGGAGCTTTCTTATGAACGTGGATATACCCGTGCCATGTTCGCAATTAAGCGTTATGGTGCTCTCGTCTTTTATCAAGAAATAAACATCGGAGAGGATTCTTGGAATCATATTGCGTGGGTTCACAATGGGACATATTACTACATATTCATAAACGGAAATCTCGTTTACAGTATCGCAAGCAGCGGCAAGCTTCCTGCGAATTATACCGGAATTATATATATGTGTGGATGCGTGAGTTCCCCCGCAGGCGCATCCGCATATTTTGACAGTCTGAGAATAACGAGAAGGGCGGAATGGACCACCAACTTCCCTGTTCCTGCCATTGAGTATCAGCCTGAATTGCCTACGGGCGGGACGGGTATTTACCAATCTGTTTTCTACTTGGGTTCTGTTGTGCCTTTGAGGGGGGCCAAATTTTATATTCACGAGGCGAATGTAAGCGGCGAACTCAAGGTAGAGTATTGGAACGGTGCCGGATGGAATTACGTGTCCAGTTTGAGTGACGGCACGGAATCTGCCGGAGTGACTATGGCGCAGAACGGGTCGGTTACATGGGCGGATACAGAAACCGGAACTGTCCCCGTAAAGCCGCGTTACCTGAACAGCACTTATCTCTATTTTTACAAGTTTACGATTGCGGATGTTGTTACCGGAGTCCCGAGTTCTACTCCGAGTGCTACACCGAGCGGAACGCCGTCAGCTACACCTTCCGCCACGCCTTCTGGAACTCCTTCTTCTACCCCGAGTGCTACACCGAGTTCTACGCCCTCGGCGACCCCTTCCTCAACCCCGAGTACCACGGCTTCTACTTCTTCTACACCTTCTTCTACGCCATCAAGCACGCCTTCGGGAACAGTATCGGCAACTCCGTCCACGACTCCCTCTTCCACCCCGAGTGCCACGGTTTCGCAAACGCCATCTGCCACCCCATCCGCCACGCCGAGTGAAGGGTATTTGGGTGAATACGGTGCGTGCGTGATCTATCAGGTAACGCTGTTGGCCTATGCACAGGAAATCAAAGACCTGTGGGATGGAGTTGTCAGGCCGATTATGGATTTCAGGAATACGGCCCTGGAAGACAAAACGATCCATCTTGCGTCGGATTATTTCGATTCGGAGGATGATCTGACCTACATAAATCTGAAATCCTTTACGACTTCGGATTACCTTTATTTCGGCTTTGCAGAGAAGGTAAGCGCAATCACGCTGCATATCTACGGGGGTGGAAACACGAATCTCACCGCCATGGCGGTGGACTGCTGGAACGGCGGGGAATGGATCAGTATGAACATCGAGGACGGGACTTATGCAAATGGTTGCTCGATGAACCGTGGTGGAACTATCAATGTCCAAACGTTTGAAATGGAGGAAATGAGGTCATATAAACAGGGCTATCCATACTATTATTATCGTATTCATTTCTCCGCTCAGTTATCCGCAGGCAATATATATCTGTATTATGTAACTGCTGTCCCGAGGCAGAAAAATATCGGATCATATCTATTCCCCGTGATGTGGCAGAATAAGCTGCTCCTCTGCAATGAAACGACCAGTAATCCCAACAGAGTCTTTGGATCAACCCCGAATACTCATTGTGTCTTCAATGGTTCGGGAATAACCGATTTGTATATCGGTGATGGATCGGCCATTCTTGCCGGGGAAACCCTGTTTTCGCGTTTCGGAGGTTCTGTTTACGAAAACCTTGTCCTCTTCAAACGAAATGCGATTTATCTCGTGGACGGTGATAATCAATCCAATTACAGGATCTATACAATCTCGGACAAGGTAGGCATCGCCGCTCCGAGAACTCTGAGGCGTTGCGATGTTTCTTTCGAAGTCGTGCCCGGATTAAAGAAACATGTTCTCATCTGGCTTGCATCCGGCGGTGTAATGATGTTCGATGGAAACACGCTGAATTGCATTTCAGGCGATATTGGCAGTTATTTCGACCGGTATAACAGTAATGCCATCAACACCAGTTATGCGGATATTTCAGAAGCATTCTACGATCCTGAAAACAATGAATATCATCTATTGTGTCCGACGGGCAGTTCGACAACGATCAACACCGAACTCGTCTATGACCTGACAGCCCAGAAATGGTTCACGATTGACAGAGGAGCAGGCAAAGCGTTGAAATGCGGGTTCATTGTCAGCAGTCCGAAAGGACTCATCTACAATTATGGAGCAATCAACTCGTATATCCTGAGGCTTGAATATGGAACGACGTTCGACGGAAACGATATAATCCACAAATTCAGGCTTGCGGATGTATCTCTGTCCGGCAGCATGATGCTGGAAAGCGAACTCAGGAAACTGAAATTGACAGACGTTGTTAAGAATACGGAAACATCAACGGTGAGTTGCAACTATTATGTAGATGGGAATTCGACCGCTTCGGCCTTGACTCCATTTTCTCAAGCAAACAGCACCACGAGATATTATGATCTTGTCAGGTCTCATTCGATCAAGGGAATCATCCACAGCCCGGAGTTTATATTGGTGAATAATCAGGAAAATATAGGATTTGAGCCTTTAATGGTGAGCGGATCGTTCAGGGTGATCCGTGAAGATTGGTAGGAGGGAGCTATGGACTACGGAAGCGCACTTTATTACAAGCCGAGGAGATCGGTATGGGAGGAGGTCAACCAGCGGCAGGCATTAGGGCAACCGATAAGTTATCCTGCGCTTGAAGCGGAGGCTTACGGGGAAAGATACGGTGAACTGTCCGCCATGTATGGCCGTGAGCAGGCGAACAAACAGTTAAGGGAATATCAACGGCAGTTTAATGAAAGTCTGGCGCAAAGGGAGAGGGAATTGGATTGGAAACGCCAGATGGCAGATGAACAATTATCCGCTGCCAAAACGCAAGGGATGGTTCAGACGGCCTTGCAGGCGCCTTTCTCCGCTATGGGGTATTACAATCTATATAAGACCGTGAAAGATTTGTGGCCGTCTTTAGGTGGCTTATTTAGTTCAACGCCTTCGGTTACTCCTGCCGCTCTCGGAAGTTGGTATTCTTCTCTTTCTTCTGGTCTTGGTCTTGGTGGTGAAGCATTTCCCTATTTCAGTATTTCTCCTGAATTGTTTCCCGGGGCTTCTGTCGGACAAGTTGCTTCTACGGCAGGCGTAGGCGAGGCACTTCCTTACTTTACTGTCCATTCTGAACTTGTTCCGGGCGGTTTAGCGGCATCAGCATCTTTGCTTTCAGAATTCCCGTGGCTTTCGACGCTCGGGACATACGCCCCCTATGCGCTTCCGTTTGCAATAGGCAAGCTCGGTTCGAGTTGGTTCAAAGAAGGGACTTTTCTTGATAAAATTATGGAGGGTCTTGGAAAACCTGTTGATTGGCTGGGAGACATCGCAAGCGGTATTGGTGATGTTTTCAGCGATATTGCTCATGGTGAGATTTTCGGTATGGACCTCTGGTGATTACAGGAGGGAATTATGAATTGGAGAGGATTCTGGCAAGGGACTGCAACGGCGTTACCGACGGTGAAAAGCGGGACGGAATTGCTTTTCGATATTCAGAAGCAACCGCTTGCGCTTGAGGCCGCAAAAAACAAACTTGCTCTGGACAGGGTGCAGTTGGCTCAGGCTGAACGGCTTCAGGAAGAAATGAATAAGCCGTATCACATAGACTATATCATGTCCATGAAAGGCGTTGATCCAGATACAAACGAGGGCAAAGCCGTTAAATCGTGGCTCCAGTCGAATGCCGATGAGAATGGATATATATATGGTTTTCAGTTGAGAGGACTAGGTGAAAAGGCGAAGACCCTCGGAATAAGCGACGCCATCATGCAGGCAAGGGTGAAAGACGCCGAAATCAAATGGAAAAATACAAACGAGGAACTGCTTGCACAGAAAAAGAAATTCGCTGAAGCCACCACCGATGCTGAGAAACAGAAAATCAGTAAAAAAATCGAAGAACTGACGAAACAAAACGAGCTTTTCCACAATACTTACGTTGATCTGCACCACAAGGCTATGGGAACAGAGAAGACAAGAATGAAAGAACTCGATATGCAGAGAGAGATTTTGCGTCAAATGGCTCAGTATGAACGCGAGAGGATGAAACAACAGGAACTTACAAAAAGGCAAGAACAGAAAGACAGGGCCGCCATTGAAAGAAAAGAGATTCCAACCCCTACTTCCGGGAAACCGCCTACCGAGAAAGAGAGGATCGGGATGGAAGCAAAAACCCAAGCAGCGACAGAATGGAACGAATATGCAAACAGCGGATTATTTAAGATTGACCCCGACGATGCGCATGGGATTGATCTTCTCAGGCTCTATAAAGAAGCGAAAGACCCGGAGAAAAAGAGGAAGCATGAATTGGCTTTCTGGGACTATATTCGCAATGTCCACAAGTCCAGAGGAGGTCTTGCCCAGGACGTGCCGCGTTCGTTCGGTTTAGCTAAGGGGATGATGGGCCAGAGGGGAGGATCATATATCCGCAGGAAAATAGGACAGGGTAATGAAGAGAAAAGCGAGGAGAGGATCAATCAACTCAAGGCGATTTTTAAATGATCAGGAGGATCAATGGCAAACGGAGAATACTACGATCCTTATTCAACACCCGGTTTAGGGACTTTTGTAAGAAGAAAGATAGGACCGGCCTATGACCCCTCCGAGGTTTCAACGACAGGTCCGGCTCCTGCCGGGACGGCATACGAGCCCTTTGCGCCTGAATCCGTCACTCCTCAATATTCCGAGCCTTTGGCGGGGTTCACGGGACAGAATGCTGTCAAAGCGTGGGAGAACAGCTTTGCATATCTCTTTTTTAACAAAGAGAAGAAATACGGTCAGGTTCTCAAAGCGAAGGCGCTCCAAGCCCGTGCGCTCGGTTTTTCTGACGATGAAATTGTGAAAGCAATATCCGAGGGAGAGCGTTGGGGGAGTTTCTCAAAGATTGCCAAGCAGTCCGGGCAGAAGTTTACTCCGGAGGAATTCGTCACGGCGCTCATCGAGAAATACGAAGTTCCCGATCCGAAAAAGAAGAAGTATTTCGACGACATTTACGGATATGTCATGGCGGATTACTTCAAACAGAAAGCGAAGGAAGACCCTAATTTCGATCGGGAGAATGATATTGGGTTTTTCCTTTCTCATCCTCACTATAAACCCTATGCAGAAGAATTGAAACGGCTTGTTTTCGACAAGGGTCTTGAGGAAGGGCTGAAGATTTTCCAGGACAAATACACCCCGCCTGCAGAGGAAATGGGGGAGAAGATGGGGCTTGAAGATGCCGCGTATCTCGTTACTCTGTCTTCTCTCTATGATTTGCCTGTTCTTTTGCTTGCATCCTTAGGTATTTCGTTTCTCAGTCCCGTCAAATCCCCGCCGCATATCATGGGATGCACTCTGGCCGCCGTCGAGGGGATGAAACACAAAATGATTCAAGACATAGAACACGGCGAGACCACATGGGACAACAAGGAAACCTACAAGCGTGCATTGGATAACGCTATTCAGATGGTAAAAGCTTACGGTCTTGGCCGGTTCGCAGGTGAAGTGGGTGCTTTTGTCGAATCCGCCGGAACTGCATTTCCGTTCATTTCGAAAGAGGTTCTCGCTCTCACTAAAACCGCGAAAGGCGTTGAGAGACTGGAAACCCAGATTCAACTCACGAAGACGGGCCAAGCCGCCAAGTTAGCTGCGGAAGGCGCTGCCTTTGGAGTTGCTCAGCCTGTTCTTGAGGAAGGCCGGGCACCGACTTATGAAGACGTCATTCTTGGAATCATCCCCATTGTCGGACTCGATATCGCCACAAGGTTCGGGAGATATATTTACAAGAGAGTGTCGAGGACGAAGGAATCCCCCGTCGATGTTGCCCAAGAAATTTCCAAGAGATTGGAAACTGAAGAAGGCAGGGATATTCTTTCGAAACTGGAAGAAACAACACCCGAGGCCGTGCAGGAAGTCCGCGAAGCAATAGAAAAAAAGACTACCGTGCCGGAGCCAGCGCCCGAACCCAAGAAGCCGGAAGAACCTGTAAAACCTGAAGAGACGGAAAAGGCTGGTTCTGCCGAGGTCGGAAAAGAAAAACCAAGGACCATTGAAGAAGAACCAACTATTGAAGAAGAACTATTATCTAAAGGCATTTTCGGCAAGAGTAAAATCCCGCAAGCTTATAAAGATGCCATCGGAACGATTTTTGACAGACACCTTTATGCGGCGCCATTTGTGTATTTCTTGGGTGGATTGAATTACGAGAATGGTGTTTGGAGTTGGGACCGGCAGGAAGCAGAAAAGAACGGTGCTGTCGGTCTTGCTTTCCTGATGGGGCCAAAAGCAAGAATGTTCATGGGAAAGAAGGGGGTGAGTTCGCCGGAGAAAGTTTATATCAATTTTGAGTTGGCACAGAACCTCGCCCGACAGTTCGGTGTAGACAGACTGATTTACAAAAATGTCAAAAACAACGAAGCTATTGCCAAAATAAAAGCGGCCACCGGTTGGGAACTTACTGCGGAAGGGAAATGGATAACTGCAAGGTCGGATGCCAACGCAATTCTAAAAAAGTCATTACGTGAGACTGTTGGAGGCCCCTATGATCTTATCCTCAAAAAGCACAAACTTGGAGATATATTGGATCATCCTGAATTATTTGGGCGTTATCCGTGGCTGAAAGATATTACGGTTCAAGTTGATCGATTTTACACATATTACAGCGATGCAGACCAGACCATACACATAGAAAAAAATCTTGATAGAACAGAATTCAAACAATCACTACTGCACGAAATCAACCATGCCATTCAAAGATATGAAGGATTCGCTGGTGGAACGAATGAGTCAGCCGCTTATATGGTTTTGACAAAACCGGAAAATTTATCGAAGGTAATAGATCACTATCATGACATCCTAAGCAAAGGTGTCATCACGGAAGAACGTCACAGGCAGGTTATGGGCCTGCTTTTCAAAATAGATTCCTTAAAAGAGAAATACGCGGCTTTATATGACGATATATTTATTACTTCCAAGAAGCTTGGCGAAATAGACAGAAAACGGGATGAGATAAAAAAGAACCTGCTTACTTCAAATATCAGGAATAAGAGCAGGGCGGAACTATTGCAAATAGTAAAAGAATCTCAAGATCTTTCAAACGAACGGGCGTTATTACAAAGTCAATACAACTCTCTCTTGCAGGAAAAGACAAATCTCGATCTCGAACTTTCACGTTATCCGGCGTTTGATGAGACTTTCAAGCATACCATTTATCAGTTATTCGAGGGGGAACGGACCGCAGAATTGGCAGCGATGCTTGGCAGTCTCCAACAAAGTGTGCTCGATGCGCTCTTTTCTCATAAGGCTCATCCATATATCGGGGAGATAAAGCCTGGCCAGACGATCACTTTCACCGGCGAGACTGATTTTTCCGTTTCAGCCAGGGAACGGTTGAGCAGATATTCTCCAGAGAAAACCGATAATGCCCTGAAGGATTTACCTTCTCCTGAACGGATTGTCGCGGAGCAGAGGGTGAAGATGACTCCAGACGAAGAGAAGGTTTTGAGGGCCATTGCAACCAAGACACCGCTTCCACAGACGGCTGAGAGTGTCGAGAGTATGATCTCTGCGACCCGTAAAATCACCGAAGCCATTCAGGCCGAGGAACGTCCGAGGATCAAAAAGTTCCTCAAAAGCGATCAATTCAAAAGGAACTGGGCTGATGTTGCTTCGAACGTTAAAAAGGCGCTAATTGAAACCGAGACGGAAGCGGGAAGATGGGCGAAGATTCACAAAGTTCTCGCTGCCGGGGCTCCGGGCAAGGTCGCCAAGATGATGGACGAACTGTATCAAGCCACCTATCACGGATTGAGCAGGAGAGAGCAGAAAACACTTGACGAAATCATCTATCTCAGGACCGCCACTTCGATTGCGGAATCTACACAGAATAAGATTGAATTATGGACAAGACGTAAAGACGCTATTGAAACGGCTTACAAACAAGGCAAACTGAGTAAGGAAGACTACGCCGCGAAGATAGCCGAACTCGGGAATAAGCCCCACTTCACTTTTACCGCAGGACTTACGCCGGAAGCGCACAGACTCTATCTTAAAAAACTGAAGAGTAAGCTCGGCGATCCCACTTTCGCCATGCTGACGAGCCGGGCGGATGCTTACTATGACATGATGCGGAAAAATCTCCGTGAGATGTATGAAGAAGGATTACTGACTGAGGGTGCATACCGCAGTATGCTCAACCGTGACTATTCAATGAGACAACTCATTGAATTTATTGATCCAGAAGTCGTAATCAAAACGACTGGAAAAGTTCCTATTTCTGTTCCTGACAGCGGTATTGAGAAGCTCAAGGGCGGGGATTACGGAATGCTGGAACTTGATCCGCTGAGGGGTGCAGCCCAGGTATTTGCCCGTTCCCAGGCGCGGATATTCAAGAACAGGGCGAACCGCGCACTTGCCCGTCTTGCAAGAGAGCATCCTCTGAACGGTGTTGTTATTGAGCCTGCCGAAGAAGGACAGGCACCTCCAAGGGGATGGGAAACGATCTATTTCATGGAAGGCGGGCAACGCAAGAGTCTTTTCATGCCGAAGAAGTTTGCCGATGAATGGATTGCAAGCAATCCTGAAATCACTTCTCAATGGGCTTATATGCTGGGCTTTGTCACCGGGCAGAAGTTATTGAAAGCCCTTGCAACGGGTTATAATCCAGCGTTTGTTATTACCAATATCCCTCGTGACATCCCACTGATGTGGCTTGTTACTTCCGAGCAATCTGCCTTTCTCCCTAAGGCGCTCATGCAGATGGGGAAAGAGATGGGCGCTGTGATGTCGGATACGCTTTTGAGAAAAGGCCGTTATGACAACTTTGTCGATCAAGGCGGGATGTTTGAGTTTCTCACTCATTATGGGCGCCTCGGCGGAACAAAGGAAACCGCTGAACTTTCGAAGGTATTAGGGTATATTGGTGAATCTTCCGAGATTCTGACCCGCCTTGCTCTTCGTGAAATGGCGATCAAGAACAGGATCAAGGCTCTTGGCAGGGAACCCACGCCCGAGGAAAGACTTGCGATAGAGACTGAAGCTACTGAGATTGCGAGAGATTATATGGATTTCAGTCAGGGCGGGTCATTTGCAAAAGCCATTGACAGTCAAATACCGTATTTCAACGCATCCATTGTAGCTGCCCGGTCGCTGTTCAGGGCGGCAAAGCGCGATCCAGCCCTGTTTGCGACAAAAGTATCCCAACTCATGCTTATTTCTGCTGGGCTCTATCTATACAACTTTTTCAATCATCGTGAGGCGTGGGAGCAGATAAGTGATTTCGACAAGGCCAACAACTGGATCATCTGCACCGGCGGCGCGTTTACAGATGAAAAGAACGAAAAGAGACACAACTTTATAAAGATTGCAAAAGAGCAGAATATCCAATGGATTACCAGTTCGATTGACGCTCTCATGACCCGCTATCATGAAGGGAAGGTTCCGACGGATCAGTTGATAACCGCGTTCGGGAACATTCTTCAGACGCAAATACTGCCTCCTACTCTTGCAATGATCTATTCATATCTTGCGAATGTTGATTTCTGGACGATGGAGAAGGCATGGAAGGGTGACCCCGGGGTAGCATCTGAGATGCAATATACGAAATACACACATCCGCTTGCCGTTGATGTCGGAAGGATTACCGGGCTTTCTCCTGACAAGATGGCTGCGGCTGCTTCCAGAATCGCTCCGCCGAGCAATTTCTTTGTTTCGACATTCCTTGGCGGTTACAAGGTTTACAGGGGCGAGTTGATGGAGGAATTTGCCGACAAATCATGGCGGCAGATCATCACCGAATTCCCGGCTGCAAGAAGGATATATTCTTCTACGCATCCGTTTACAAAGTATAAACCTGAGTTTAAAGAGCCTAAGTATAAGACCATCAGATATACTCAAAACCTTGAGCTTGACAAACTCGCCGACCGGTTCCTCAAGACCGGTTCTGATAAAGACCTCGAAAAGGTTTATGATTTTCTGGACAGGGTCGAGCAGGAATCTCCGGAAGGGATTCATGCCCGCAAGCGGCTTGAGCAACGGTTTGAGACCAACAAGGCTTTATTCAACATACCGAATCGGGCATGGTGGGTGAACCTCAGGTTTATCGGTGATCCTGAGGAACGGGCCGAATTTTACTGGAGACGTTACAAGAACGCTTCGAAGGAAGAGAAAGAAGAGATGGAGGACATCCTCAGCCGCTTGAAGGAAATCAGGAGTGAGAGATTCCTGATTAAACTTGCCGAGCTTGAGGAAACTGAATAATTATTTCATTTTCCTTAAGTCTAGTTTTCTAACAAATAGGTTCAGTTTTTCGTCTTTAACGAAGTCGAAAAACTGCTGCCCTAGCCTTTCGTCGGCGGTTCTCAGGTCCACCTCGGCAAGGGGCATACACGAACGGTGCATAAAAAGATTGCCCCTAATACCTCTGCGCTGTCGAATCATCTCATCGAACTCAATAGCGCTCCCGAACTCGCTTGGATTCAATGACCGCCACTCCTCGTTGCTATGAAACGGACAGCCCACACACGAAGATTTCGGCGGGATCGGATAGCCCTTGTCGCTTAACCAGCGTAGGCAGTCATCTTATTCCCAATGATATTTCTCAAATTTACAGTTCTTAGCCTTTTTACGATACTGTTTTACGAGCATGGAGTTTGTCATAGATATTGACCAGTTCCAATGCCCGGTCGCAATGAGCGTTGATCGTGGCTTTATTGTCGGCATCCCTGATCAGCTTCAGAGTCGAAATGAGGTATCCGAGCATATAGTATGCCCCGTATTCGCCCTGAAGGATCTCAAGGTTGACGGACCAAGAGCTGGCATCCTCATGGTATTCACGATAACTTTTCATATCATTCCTCCCGGAGCCCCTCTACGGGGCTTTTCTGATATTTTCTTCTCTGCCCGGCTATCCTGACCCTGCCGGAGGATTTTCTTTTGCTCAGACCCCCAGTTTCCCTATGCTCTGGAGCAAAATCGGGGTATTTTCTGTATGGCATGTAAATGTATAACGGGCAGGAGCGGATTTCACAGTCCACTTTCCCGTCCGTATAGCCGTTCATGCACTCATAGCTTTTGGCGTAGATCGACTGTCTTACAGTGATTTTAACCATCCGCCCATCGTGATTTATGGCCGATAAACACCGTCGCCTGAATTAAGTGCTTCGTCTAAAAAACTATATGACTTGTGTAATTTCTGCTTTAACTGTCCAATCTCCCTGTCCTTTTCGGCTATCCGGTTTTTCAATGACCTAATCACATTCGCGGCCCATTCCGGCTCATGCCGTACCATCCAAAACAGAGATCGTTTGTTGCCATCTGCGTCTATGTATTGCCTCTCTTCGTCCATGATGTCTCTCCCGTCCGCTTGTGTCAATCTTCCGCCATCGAGGTATTTCAGGATTTCCTTCCGCCCCTTGGCGGATTTGCCATGTCTGTCAATGTCCTCATACCTCACGATGCTCTCCGCTCTCTGAAAATGGAATGCCCCACATAGGAAGCAATCAGTTCGATAATGACCCTGTTGACGGGTTTGCCTTCCTTTGCGGCGGCGACCTTAAGCTCCCTGTGCAACCCCGCAGGGATATTCCTGAGCAGGAAAGTCTTTGTTTCATCTTTTTCCATTTTCTCCTTCATTTTCGCCTCCCTCGTTGTGTTTAAAGTCATCCGATAACAACCGAAATGATTACCGTAATGGCGTAAGCAAGCCAGATGATCATTACGACCCCGACCAGCGCCAGCAGAAAGAACTTGAGGTTTTCATTCACTTTTCCGTCCTCCACGATCATCAAGAGTAATGGCATCAGTTGGCCAGGTATACTGGTAGTCCCCGTTCCAATGCTTGAATACCACGAGCATCTGATCCGAGGCCCGGTCCACGTAAGCGATCTCGCTATCCTTGACTTCATACGTGTCCACGATAACCCCGTTTTCGGATAACAAATACAGCGGGGTTCCGAATTCCGTTGTTTTTCTGTATACGTGTCGCATTTATCAACCCTCCCTCATGTATTTGCAATCGGGCCACCGGTCGATCTCGTCACATTCCCCGGGGTCTTTTCCGTGATAGGTGCAATACTTGCAGATAGACGGCACCGTATACTTGGCACCGTCAAAATCCGCCTCGAATTCACCGGTCTTGATCCCTCGCAGGTATTCTTCGTAAGTTCTATACATCTTGCTCAACCTCCCTGCAAAAGTCCCTCACGGGACAGTAAGATTTACATCTGACGTCCTCTCCAATCCTCTCCTCGATGGTTACCCCGACCTTGCAGTTGATGATCTGCTCGCCGTCTATCGTGTCGTAGTCGGCGAGATTATTCTTCACCGCCCACTCATACGCATCCTGTATGGTGTCGAGCACCCTGAGGGCCGACTTCCGCCCGGTTTTCTTTACCGCGTAGGTGGTTCTCCTGCGCCATCTCTCCTGCGGGGTGCAGGGCCGCTCGGGATTCTCGATATGATCGGCAATCAACTCAGCGAGATGTTTAGAGGTTCTCTTATGGGGCCAAAGTGGGATATTGACGGCAATCATTTCCGCCTCGGGATAATCATCGCTCTTGGCGGCCTCCCTCTGCATCCAGTCGCGAAGAATTGCGATGATCTGAATACCCTTCGTCTCGATTCCCTCCATCATCCATGCCATGTAGGCGTAGATATTAAGCTGCGCTTCCCATTCCGGCTTGTCGCCGAGGATGAAACTCCAGACCGACGTGACCTTGTAGTCGGTCAAGATGTCCCCGTGGTGCAGGTCTATCACGCCGACTACGGTGATATTCCTGCCGTTATATTCCACGGGCATTTCGATCTTCTTCTCAACGTGGGCTTCGTAAGGAGCGCAGAGTTCGAGGTATTTGTGCACCGCCTGCCCCATTAAAAGCCAAGTCCGCTTCTCGACTTCTTCCTGCATTTCGCTCCAATGCCGGGCCGTCAAGGTGCGGATGAGCGGGGGTTGAATCAACTGCGTCACGCTATACCTGTCCGGTTTGGGCGGGTCAGACACTGAAACCGCTTTCACCACCGCCTCAGGCAGCCCTCTGGGGTTAATTATTTTCATACTTCACTCCCCCATCTTCTCCATGAAGAGATCAAAAAAGTAATTAAATTCGTCAGTTATCTCGCCCCTTTTATTTACCATCCGGGCCTCGATCATCTTGATGATTACGTCCTTGGCGTAAGCACAGGCGAACGGACGGTTCGACTTGCCACCAGAGACCCCCGCAGGCTTGTGGAATTGCCCCTCAGAGACGACTTTTTTCTCTTCGAGGGGTGGGATAGCGGCCTGACCGGATTCCTTCTGTGGCTGCGTAGAAGGGGCCTCCACGCTCTCGATCTTGATGACGTCATTCCCACCTGCCCTCGCCGAGGGTTTGACGGTGTAGGTGATCCTTGCCCCCTCGGCGAGTTTTTCCACCTTGTCGAAGCAAATGTAGTGGATAATGGCCCCGCCATCGAGTTGCACGGATATATCAAAGAAATCCGTGCCTTTCTGTGTTTTTCCCACCTTCGTGATCTTCTGAACAGTCCCTTGGTAATTCATTTCGCATCCCCCTTCCTGTTTTTGAAATGCTCGTTGAGTTTCTCAATATAATCGTTTACTTCGCTGTCGAGCAGGGCTGAGATACAAGCCTGCTCGAACATGATCTTCACTTCCCTGACCGTGTTGAAATGCCCCACGTCAAGGAAGTTCTTCCGCTCCAGTCTCCGGTAGAACTCTTCCCGGAAACTATTAATAAATTTCTGACTTGTCATCTTGATCCCTCCCGAATTTTGATGATTCAATGATAACCACTATAACCCAGTTTGTCAAGACTTTTTTTATAAAAAAAAATTAAATCAATCTTATCGCTATGTTAGCATATACATTAGATATTTGCAGGATTGTTTTTTTATTGACAAAACAAAAATATCGTATATACTGCATCTCAGGGGTGATGACGATGAGGGTTAACGTCAATAAAATCGAGAAGAAACGCCTTGCTCTTGGCCTGAGCAAGGCTGCTTTCGCCCGCATGATGGGGTTAAGCCCGCAGGGATACCACGCAATCACCAAGCGCAAGCTTGCGCCGATCCGCAAGCTCGACAAGATCGCTCGGGCGCTCAAGATGCGGACAATCGAGCTACTCAAATAACGGGAGGGGGAAATGAATGAAATACTCAAGGCGGCGCTGGATTACCATGCTATGGGCATGTCTGTGATCCCTGTTCCATACGGAACGAAGGCTCCGGTGATCAAGTGGGTCAAGTATCAGTCGGAAAGACCTACCCAGACCGAGTTGCATTTCTGGTTCGGTAACGGCACCAGAAGCAACCTCGGAATCGTTACCGGGAGGATAAGCGGCATTGTGGTTGTGGACGTGGACGACAAGGCCCTTGTCGAAACGGTCCGCAAAACGCTCTTTCCCGGGATCAACCCCCCTTGTGTCAGCACGCCAAGGGGGTTTCATTTTTACTTTAGATACCCCCAGGGCATTGATTTGCGGGGCAGGGCATCTCTGCTCAGGGGTGTAGATATACGCGCAGAGGGAGGTCAGGTCATCGCTCCACCCTCCCGAGGCCAATCTGACCTCCCTTATGCGTGGACTAACGACATGCCGACGAGCATTGATCAGTTCCCCGAAATCCCCCAGAGCATATTGCGTATCTACAGACAGGGTTGGTTTGTAAAGAAAGAAGAAAGAGAAAAAGAGAAAGAAAGAGAAGAAAGAAAAGAAAGTAACAAAGAAAAGAAAGAAGAGAAAGAAAGAGAAAAAGAGAAAGAAGAAAGAAATAATATAAAAAACATTGATTCTTTCAAAAGCATTGATTCTGGACAAAGCAATGCATTGTCTTTTTCTTCAAGAGAATTTCTTCCCGCGTCTACAGATGTCTACAAACGTCCACAAACGTCTACACTGTCTTGTCTCAAGAAAGGTCGAAGGGACGAGGATCTCTTCTGCATTGCGAATGCTTTAGTAAAAGCGAAGAGATTCTCTATTTCTGAAATAGCATATATGCTTGAAATACTTGCTAAATCATGTGATCCTGAATTTCCCGATGCGGAAGTGCGTCGGAAGATCGAGAGTGCTCTCCAGCGAGTTGACAGGCGTGAGAGAGCGTTGGCTGAGGAGGTTAAAGAGTATCTTTCTTGTCTACAAGGGTCTACAGTAAGTCGACAAGAACTCTACACTTGTCTACGACTGTCTACACGGGAGGAGAAAAAGAATCTCTATATCATCCTGCGTAGACTCGAAGAGAGGGACAAGATAATCAAAAAGACAAACAGAACAGGTATTTATGCAGTTGTTAATCCTAACAACATCCCGATAGACCTGAAAGACAAGTCCGATCTGTTGGGAGAGCTTCCCGTTGTCTTCCCGTTCGGGCTTGAGCATCTGATCAAGCCTATGCCGGGGTGTGTATATATCATCGCTGGGGAGCCGGATTCCGGGAAGTCAGCTTTTCTTTTGAATTTCGCGAAGTTGAATACTCCGAAGTTTCATGTGCATTATTTGAGTTCGGAGATGGGGAAAGCTGAGATTCTTGACCGGTTGCAGCATTTCTGGCCGGAGGCAGAGCAGGAATCACGCATGCATTTCTGGGAAAAGTATGGGGATTACGATGAGTTCATTGACCAGTATCCCGATGATCTGATCATCGTCGATTATCTCAAAGAGTATGAATCTCCGTATCTTATCCCGAAGATGATCGAGATGGCTGGGCAGAAGTTGCGTAATGGGATTGTGTTCATAGCAATCCAGAAACCGAGAGGCAGGGACGAAGGTCAGGGAGGTGAGGGGACAAAGCATTTATCGAGGCTTTACTTGAGTTTGGGCAGAGGAAAGTTGAAAATTATCAAGGCTAAGAATTGGCGGGATTCCAAGTATAATCCCAATGGGCTTGCGATTGAATTCAAACTGCATCAGGGCGGTATTTTCGAGAATATCACGCCTTGGCGGAGGGAATGGTGATGTCTACAGGCGTCTACACGGGTGTCTACAAGTGTCTAATCGAGTCTACAAGTGTCTACAAGGGGGAGGTGAAAGCTGTTTTTAGAATAACTGACTATACCGCGAGCGGGAAGTGTTACGTTTGATCAACAGAGGCCGGAGTGGGTTCACGGACTCTCTAAACGGGCGTGGACGGGAAGGCTCTGGCTATCGGGAAACCGATAGTGAAACCGGCCCGAATGAAGCGTCAAAATCGGCCGAAGAAAGGCGGCCTTTCAGACCTGCTGTGGTTCAGACAGGTTTGGTAAACCAGGTTTCCAATGCAATTGGAAAAGGTTGATCGGTATCATGAGGCTTTTGGGATGGTGCGTCGTGGGGACGAAGCGGTGCTTACCGGTGCGTTGCTCAAAGGCAAGGGGCTGTTTATCATCAAGAGCATGGGGTTATGGAAATTGAGTTCGTCTCCGTGCAAATCGTTTGTTCACTGGGTTGAGATGGAGGCGGGTTGCAAAAAGTCGACCGCCTATGCCCTGATCGGGCTTTATGAAAAATTCGCCGATGTAATTGAAAACAACGCCGATCTTCAGTCTGTGGATGTTACGAAGGCTTACCTTCTCCTTCCGTTCATTGCCGATGACGCCACCGTAGACGAAAAAGAGGAGCTTCTCTATATGGCGAAGGAAACCCCTTGGCCTTCTTTTTGCGATAATATCCGTAAAATGAAAGGCAAAATCGCAACCGACGAGTGCCCGCATGATGAGATCGAGGCCGTTGAGAGGTGCAAGAAATGCGGAAAATGGTTCCGAAGCTGAGTAAGCGGCGCAGGAAGAAATCCACGGCCAAGCCGACCGTTGCGGAGTTGAAAAAGAGGCTTAATAGAGTAAGCCTTCTCCTTGCGAAACGGCGGGACGGGAGCCGGTGCGTCTTGTGCGGCAACCCCGCGAATCATGCCCATCACTTTTTCCCTAAAGGTTCGCATGGATCGGTAAGGTGGGAGCCTGACAACCTTGTGATGCTATGTTATGGTTGTCATATAGGCAAGATACATCGGGGGGGAGATACTGAGGAGTTGAGGGACAGGCTTATAAAGCGGATAGGGACAAAGGCTTTTGAGGATCTTAAATGGAAAGCCCATGTCCCTATTCGGCAGGATAGGATATATCTTGAGGATTTGTTAAAGGAATTAGAGGATGCCCTTAGATCTCAGGATAACGGCTAAGGTTCCCATCAGTATCATCCCCAAAATCATTGTTGATGTTATTAGGTATTTCATATTTTTCATTTTTAGGCTCCTGAGTTAAGGTCTTCTTTTATGGATTTAATGAATTCTTCGGCACTTTCGGAGCCGATAAATCCATTGATTATTCTTCAAAAAGTAATCTCATCAGCTCTTTCGTTTGTGCATCCCACGCAGCATCCCTCGCAGCAGCCCTCGCAGCATCCCTCGCAGCAGACAAGTCTGCTTGAGTTGCCTTTCCTTCGGCGTATTTTTCAGCGACCTCAACGGCTTTTCTGCTTCTTGCGTCGGTCAGAAGGTGCCACACCTGCCTGACGCACCAACAAGAAAAAAGACGAGCAGACTTTTCATTCCAGTTTGTCATATGCTTAATGATTCTTGCCTGCTCAAACACAACCTTGTCGTAGCAGTCTATTCTCTTTCCTCTACCCTCTGCCAGATAGATGTCTTTGTTAAGCCACATCACTAAGTCCTTATCCCTGCAAAGATGATAGCCCGAAACGCAGGGTTTCGGATTAGCAACAGGCATCCATTGATTCATGATCCACCTTGCATCCCCACCGTTACACGATTGTGTCCCATTCAGTGTCTTGAAAAAACGTTCTTTCATTTTACCCCTCTAACCTTTCTCCGCGTTTTGTCGGATGCGCGGCCCCCAGAAGCGTTAGTCCGCAACGATAAAGATGTATCCCCGTTTCACCGTATCGCCAAACGTGATGTTCCCATTGATACGCAGTTTAGCGCAAAGGGCTTTAGCTGCTTCAGAATGGGCTTCCTTCGGGTTGAGGTTATGGCGATACGGAATAGTTACCGAATTTTTGTGGAAATCGTATGCCTTAATTCTGGAGCCGCGATAGTAAGTCGGCCCCAATCCCCTTTCTATTCAGATTTCTTTATTGATGTTAAGCATAGTTAGCGCCATGGTTAATCCCGCCGCAAGAGCACTCACAATTTTTCCCCTTTGCGTTTTGACACTTCGGTCCGCATTTAACGTTATCGTTTCGGATACCGGTTATTTCATCCCATTTCAGTTTCCATTCGGGATGAGCCGGGCAGCGTTCCCCGGCAAAATTTAGGTCATGCTTGTAGATTTCTTTAAAGGTTCGGCGGATTGTATATCCGCAACCCCGATAACGGCACTTCCCAATGTATAGATTAGTATTCATATCCTTTTTGCACCTTTTTGCACCTTTCTTCTATTGGTTTTAATATCATTATATTATGGATTATCATTTTGTCAAGGGGTTTGGGATGAAAAAATGAATTTTTTTTCCAATAAATTGGAAAAACCGGAATTGCCAAGTCCAAAAATAAAACCCGGCCGGATTAGAATCCCCTAAACAAACCCTAAAATAAGCAAAAACCCTAAAAATAATCCCCAAAATAATCAAAAATAGTCCTTAAAAATAATCCTTTTCTTAGAAATAATCCTTTCCGCTCCGCGAAAAATAATCCTTGAAAATAATCCTTTGTACATGACGCGCTCCTTT